TATGAAGCCGCTCGGAAGATGGTCCGTTATGGCCACATTGGTACATTGGTGGATGCACCAGCTAATGGGGGTCGCCCCTATTGGGTGACCTACACGCCTCGGCAGATCCTTGGCTGGCGCACCGAAACGCAAGAGGGCAAGCAGGTGCTGACGCAGCTACGGCTGGCCGAAGTGGTCACGGTGCCTGATGGCGAGTTTGGCGAGAAATCCGTCGAGCAGGTGCGAGTCCTGACGCCTGGCGAATATCGCATCCACCGCAAAGCTGATAGTGGCGAGTTCACCGTCGTTGATGAAGGCCGTACCAGCTTGAGTGAGATTTCATTCAGCATTGCCTACGCACAGCGGCATGGCTTCATGGAATCAAGGCCGCCGCTTGAGGACATCGCCGAGCTGAACCTGAAGACCTACCAAGTGCAGTCGGACCTCGACAACCAACTGCACATCTCGGCGGTGCCGATGCTGGCGTTCTACGGGTTCCCATCAAGCGCCGAGGAGGTATCAGCAGGACCGGGCGAGGCGATCGCGTTCCCGGCTGAAGGACGCGCTGAATACATCGAGCCGGCAGGGCGTAGCTTTGAGGCGCAGTTCCGCAGGCTTGAGCAACTTGCGTTGCAGATCAACGAGCTGGGTCTGTCTGCCGTACTCGGCCAGAAGCTAAGCGCTGAGACCGCCGAGGCCAAACGCATTGACCGCAGTCAAGGTGATTCCACCATGATGGTGATCGCGCAGAACATGCAAGACATGATCGACAACTGCCTGCAGTGGCACGCCACCTACCTGGGCAATGCCGCAGCCGCAGGCAGCAGCTACGTCAACCGCGACTTCCTTGGTGCACGCCTCGAGCCGCAGGACATCCAAGCACTGCTAGCGCTTTACACCGCCGGCACCATCAGCCAAGAGACCCTACTGCGTGAGCTTGCCGAAGGCGACGTGCTAGGCGATAACTTTGATGTGGATGAAGAGCTGGAGGCGACCTCTAATGCGGGACTTGATCTACCGTCTGCTGGACCGGCTGACAGACTGGCTAGTGGACCTGATGATATGGATGGAGCCGAAGAAGCCCAGGAAGCAGGAACTTGACTACACCGTTTGCGACCTGCCTGATGAGGTGCTAGCTGTCATCCGGCTGACATGGTACAAAGACGGCAAGGCCGATGAAGTGGATGAGCTGCGCATCATGGAAGACGGCCAGAATGGTTACGACGCCTTCGCTGCAGCAGTGCAGGGCGCATTAACCCGTGGCGCCAATGTAAGCATTAGGTCGCAATATCGCCCTGAGCAACTTGGTGTCATCTAATGGCTACACCAGAAGCGCTATATCGAAATGCCATTGACCTGAATAGGTTTAGCAATAGCGTTGCGCGGCGCATCATCAATGCCTACAACGACATCATCATTGATGCAGTTAATCAACTGCGGACGATTGATGAGCTGGCAGCGCCGGTCAAAGCTGCCAGGTTGCGGGCGATCTTGGCGCAACTGAAAGACAGCCTCGGCACTTGGGCAGGTGATGCAACCGAGATCACGGCAACAGAGTTGCAGGGCATCGCGCAGTTACAGTCTGAGTTCGTGACTGATCAACTGCGGCGTGCATTGCCTGCTGGCGCTCGCGATGCAGTGCGCACCGTTGAAATCAGTCCGCAGTTTGCGCAGTCGGTGGTCACGACCGATCCAACGCAGATCAACGTGGTCGCGCTGTCGGATGATCTGTTTGCGGCAGTGCAAGGCGCACCGGCTACGTTCAACCTGACCGCTGCTCAGGGCGCCACCATCACGTTGCCCAATGGTGAAGTGGTCAGCAAAGCGTTTCGCGGCATTGCCGTGGATCAGGCCGAACGGTTCTCGCAAGTCGTGCGGCAAGGATTGCTAACTGGCGAACCGACGCCTGACATTGCTAAGCGCTTAATTGGCAGCCTGCAGTTTGGCGAGGAGGCCAAGACCGTTAAGCAACTTGTCGCAGCAGGCGGGCAGGCAACAGCAGTAGCCGACAACCAGGTCATCGCCCTAGTTCGCACCAGCATCAACCAGGTGGCCAATACCGCCAGCCAGCAGGTCTATGAGGCGAATCAGGACATTACGCCGCGTTACAGGTACGTCGCCACGCTCGACATCCGCACCAGCGCGATCTGTCGGGCGCTTGATGGCCGTGAGTTTGAATACGGCAAAGGACCAACGCCGCCGCAGCATTTCAATTGCCGCAGCACGACCGTGCCGGTCATTGATTACAAAGAACTAGGGTTCACGCCACCACCAGCAGGCACCCGCGCCAGTGCCGATGGGCAGGTGCCAGTCAACGAATCCTATGGCCAGTGGCTAGCTAAACAACCGCTACCGGTCAAGGCAAAAGCGCTTGGTGCCAACAAGGTTGCCTATTTTGACAAGCTGTCAGCCAAGTACGGACCTAAGGACGCTATTGCCAAGCTGGTCCGTGACGATGGGTCAGAGCTAACCTTGGATCAACTACGGGCTCGATACGGTGCCATTAAAGAAAGGTAGCTCCCAAAAGACCATCTCGGCCAATATCAAGGCTGAAATGAAGTCCGGCAAACCGCAAAAGCAGGCCATCGCCATTGCCCTGTCCAAAGCTGGCAAATCTCGCAAACCCAAAGGTAAAAAGTAATGGCTAAGAAACCTGGACTTTACGCCAACATCCACGCCAAGCGCGAGCGGATTGAGGCTGGCAGCAAAGAGCGAATGGCACGCAAGGGTAAAAAAGGTCGCCCCAGTGCTGCTGCATTTAAGGCTGCAGCCAAGACCGCTAAGAAACCCAAGAAATGATCACCTACCGCGGCGAGCAGTTTGAGGGTTACAACAAACCCAAACGTACGCCAAACCATCCGACCAAATCCCATGCGGTGCTAGCCAAAGAAGGCGAGACCGTCAAGCTGATCCGATTTGGGCAGCAAGGCGTTAGCGGTAGCCCAGCGCGCAAAGGTGAATCAGACGCGGACAAAGCTAGGCGTGCATCATTCAAGGCAAGACATGCCAGTAACATTGCTCGCGGGAAGATGTCCCCAGCGTTTTGGGCGGACAAGGTGAAGTGGTAACCGCTTCTTGACGGTGAATCCAATCCTTTAACTCTGAAACGTACCACCGCAAGTCTTGCGCTTTTGCCGCATGCCAGCCGTTGCCGGTGCTGCGGTACAGGTGCTCGTGGCGATCTACCGCTTCAAGGCATGCCTTAATTAGCGGATTCCACGGCTCACGGATTGGTGTATCCCATTCACGCTTTGACACGATCACCACGCGCCATTACGATGGCAGTGTAATTAAGCCTGCGGCTTATCCATGTCCGATGAAACACAAACCCAGGAGCCTGCGGCTACCTGGGGTGACAATACCGACGCACTGCAACGCAGCGTTGAGGCATTAGAGCGCAAAAACAAAGAGCTGATTGCAGAATTGCGCGCTGCCAAAAAGGCGCCAGCGTTGCCTGATGGGGTTGATGTCAATGAGCTATTGGAGTTCAAGCGCAACCACGAACAGCAGCAGCTTGAGTCGCAAGGTAAGTATCAAGAGGCGCGACAAGCTCTGGAGCAGCAGTTCCGTGAGGCGACGGCGGAAAAGGACCAGCGCATTGCAACACTTGAGGCCCGCGTGCGCGAATTGGAATTGGTCACGCCAGCAGTGACCGCATTGGCGGACATCGTCCACGATCCAGACCTGGTGCTGAAAACCAAGCTCAGCGCCGATCAGATCGAGCGTGATCCTGACGGCACAGTCGTGGTAGTCGATGGCTATCAACGCACACCTGTTGGCGAATGGGCCAAGACGCTGCCGGCATGGATGCAAAAGCAACCCAAACCCCAAGGTAGTGGTGCACCATCAGCCGGTGCTAGCACTGGCGGCATTCCGGCAGGCATGGCAAACCCATTCAGCCGTGATAGCTTCAATCTGACCGAGCAAGCACGACTGTTCCGTACTGATCGTGATTTGTACGATCGCATGAAAGCAACAGCTAACCGTTAGTATTTGAGCGTCTGCTCGTGATGGCTGCGCCACACAGAGCCTGGGGCTGCGCCCACACCGTAAACCATTCCCCCGAGATGAATCATGGCGACTCTTCGCTCTGACATCATCATCCCAGAGGTTTTTACGCCTTACGTCATTGAGCAAACCACGCAGCGTGATGCCTTCCTGGCTTCCGGTGTGGTCCAGCCCATGGCGGAGCTGAATGCAACTGAGGGTGGTGATTTTATCAACGTCCCCTTCTGGAAAGCCAACCTGACCGGTGACTTCGAGGTGCTGACTGACAGCACTTCGCTGACGCCTGGCAAGATCACTGCTGACAAGCAAGTCGGCGTTATCCTGCATCGTGGCCGCGCCTTTGAGTCCCGTGACCTTGCAGCCCTTGCTGCTGGCGCTGACCCGATGGCTGCCATCGGCGCCAAGATCGCTGATTACGTTGCCAACCAGCGCCAAAAGGACCTTTTGTCCTGCCTCGGCGGTGTGTTCGGCAGCCTGGGTTCTACCTCCAGTTCTGCTGCTTTCTTTGGCCTGACCATTGACGGCGAGTCTGGTGATACCCCCACCACGCTGAGCCCCCGTCACGTTGCCGAAGCCCGCAGCCTGCTGGGTGATCAAGGCGACAAGCTGGCCGCTGTTGCCATGCACTCCAAGGTCTATTACGACCTGGTTGAGCGCAAGGCGATCGACTATGTGACCGAGACAGACGCACGTCTGACCTCTAGCGTCACTGACTTTGTCGGCGGCAGCATTGCTGGTGCCTACGGCCCCGTGAGCGTGCCGACCTACATGGGTCTGCGCGTGATCGTGTCTGACGATGTGCAGACCGACGGCAGCGGCAGCTCGACTGAGTACGCCACCTACTTCTTCACCCAGGGTGCTGTTGCTTCCGGCGAACAGCTGGCAATGCAGACCGAAACCGATCGTGACATCCTCGCCAAGAGCGATGCCATGTCGATCGACCTGCACTATTGCTACCACCCCGTTGGTGCCAAGTGGGGCGTGACTACCGTCAACCCGACCCGCGCTCAGCTCGAGACGGTTGGCAACTGGTCGAAGGTGTACGAGCTGAAGAACCTCGGCATCGTGCGCGCCACCAACACCTCTAACTTCGATTGAGGTAACTAACCATGGCACAACCTTCCCAGTTTGAACTGTCTACAGAGCAGTATCTTGAAGCCACTTTTTACGGGGCATCCTCGATTGCCGACGTGCAATTCTGGACTGCTCCCGTTAAGTGTGAAGTGGTGGCAGTGCGTGAAGTTCACGCAACTGCCGGTAGCGATGGCAGCGCCGTAACCGGCACCGTCCGTCGTTGCCAAGGCACTGAAGCCGCCACCGCTGGCGAT